TATGTAGAATCATAAAAGGATTGAATAATAGAAGCCTCTGCAGTTAATCCAGAGGTTTCTTCAGCTTCACGTCTATCTTCATAGCGTAAGTTCAGACCCACACTGAGAGCTAACTCTGGAGTGCAGGTCTTGATATACTTACCTTCGTACATGTCGTTTATTGGAATAATTACCATCCCAGCTTGCTGAGATTATGGCGGTGGAAAATGGGTCTGGTATTTGTATTTGTAAATTATATTTATTATTCTTACGTTGTATTGGTACTCTTACACTTTTATCTAATTCTGAAGGTACAGTATTTAACTGACTTAAATTAGTAGTAATTCCAGATTCATATTGTATATAATCATCTATGTCTTTTGTAACATTACCACTAGCATCTGTATAGCTAAATGGAGATGTAAGATGAAACTCCATAGGGCCAGATAAACCTAATTCAAAATTTATACCAGATATACGTAAATCACCGTTAGTATCGTACACATTATTACCAACATTAACATAATAGTTAGGTAACTCAATAGTAGTTTTATACTTATAACCAATAGCAAAATGAGCAGTATGAGGAGTAATTGCACCAGAAACACCAGTTAAAGCACCTAAACTTAATCCACTATTAAACACTCTTACTTTAGTTCCATCTAATTCATCTACAGGAAAAACCATACCAGCTACATCTACATTGTTATTATCTTTTCCATATAAACCAACAACAACTAAATCAGTTAAAGTTGGCCAAGTTGGTGCTGTTGTACCAAATCTACCAAATCTTTCATATGCTGGAGTACTACCACTAGCTGCAACACTATGTGCATCAACATGTAGGACTCCAGTAATAACTGCTAAATCCAAACAAGCTTCAATTCCTCTAGTAGTATGTAAATGTGAGCCAACATTAGTTGATAAACCACCTACCGTATAACCACTACTTACAGAAGTATTACTAATATCAGTAACAAACTCATGCCTTACAAGCTGATAAGCATTTCCATCATATAAGACAACAAAAAAATTACCACCAGTGTAAACCATATGTTGTACAGTATTAGCGTATGACCATGTGTACCATGCAGATTGTTGTCTTTCATTACCAGCATTGTAATATTTATAATGATAAACAGTTTTATCACCTTTCTTACAATAACTTGTTATACCTATAGCTGTAGAGTTTGCAGACATTGTTATGTCTTTAGGTAAAAATTCTGGTACAACTCTTGTTTGTTCTATTATATTTGGTGGAGAATCATCATCTAAAATCGTAGCCTCAAATGCTCTTGCATGTGAAGAAACATTAGATGTAAATAGTATAGATGTACCAAGATCTACAGGCTGTATACTTGCATCACACTCATAACTAGCTATCTTTTTTAATCTAGCAGTTTTAGGACTAAATATATCAGACTCTGTAAATAACATAAACTGACCATTATCACTAAACATCATTAAACCTTTGTTAATAGCTAATGTATGATTAATAAATGCTGGTTTTACATCAGATACAGTTATATCAATAGGGTTGTCATCACTTGCAGTAATAGCAGATACAATACCAAAATTAAAGTACTGCCCTGGCTGACTCATAACTATTTGTTCACCTGATACCATACCTAACCTGTTTCTGTGAAAAAACATTTCTTGTATTTCTGACCCGTTAAAGGTAGGAAAAGGATTAGATGTATCATCACCTACTAACCTATTCTTCCAATAGTTTTCAGTTGTACCTTTACTAGCTTCATCTAATTTTTTAAAACTAAATGTACCATTACGATTATTAATAAGGGCATGTGGCATTGTTGCGGGGTCTAACCCTAATACCATAGTATCACTACCAGAGGAAAAGTTGTTTGGTCTTACCGTTTCTTCCCAACTACCAGATCCAGATACACCATTGTTAGCTTCAAACTTTACATAGTAATCATCTGTATCAAGATCAGCAGCATTAGATACTTGAGCTACATAGCCTTGTTTACACATAGCTGGTAGCCTACTAATATCTTGTGCCTTTTGACCTATCACACTCATGTTTTCGTTTACAGCACCACCAAGAAAGTTAACACCATCTGCAGCTGAACCATAAAGAAATAAACCACTACCTATAACTTCACCTGTTACGTTAGCTAAATAACTATTAACAGAAGTTTTTAATCCTTGTAAAATAGTAGCCATAGATATAGTACCATTGTCTGGATTCTTAGGTGTTTTAAAATATGCTATACCAGAAACGTCTTCGTATGTAGTTACTGGTTCTACAGCTTCTACTGATATACGGTAGGTTTCACCTTCCATAGCTACATCAATAAATTTATTTTTTGCAGTATTTATATTTGTTTCTTTAATAAGCCCACCGTCTTGTAATGTAACTGTTGCAGTGTACCTAACATCATAGTCTTGAACATAACCTAAGAATTTAGTCTCATCACCTGTTTGATTACCTTGGTAAGTAGCAGTGTTGTTGGCAATATAACTATTACCATTTACTTGTAAACTTCCTTCAATGTTTTCACAATTAGTAGCTCCTGTAGTTACTGCACTACCTCCAGAAAATGACCAAGTTAATGTACCAGATTTACTCTGATCTTCATTAGTGTCATCAAAAGTTGGCCCTTGAGCATTATTTCCAGACATCCTATCTACCTTTACAGAAGTAACCCTGTAGTAAGTGTTGGGTGTGGGAGCTGAACCACTATATAATATATATTCAGTATTGTAAGCAACAGTATCCAACCTTGCATATGAATAATCTCCACTGTGTATAGGTGCTGCTGTTGTACCTGTAGTTCCTACAGTTTTCTGTGGGTTAGCTATAAGTGTATAGTCTTGGATTGTAGTAACTGCATAAGGTTCTGTAGCTCCTGCTAAATAACTAAATAGAGAATCTCCACTAGAATTTGTCAAGGATTTTTCAGTACCATTTGCTAAGTCCCACACTCTAATAGGCATAGCACCAATATTAGCTGGTGTTATTTGTACTAAATATTTCTCATCTCCATCTCTTAAAATCTCATACCAAAAACCACCTGCTGTTGCATTTGCTAAAGACTTAACTTGTTCTCCTGCAGGACGTTTGGTTAAACCAAATGTTATATTTGGAACGGCATTATCACATACCCTTAACTGTCCTGGGAATTTTATTTTATCTGGTTGTTGAGATACACCCCCTAGAAAATTTGGGATACGTTGATTAATTGTTGCCATTACATTCTTCTTAATACTTTAAATGGTCTATAGGTAGAGTTAGCATCGTGGTCATAATTATAATCACTAAATATATTATAGTCTCCTTGTTTAGTTTCATACTCTAACACTGCAGCCCTTGTAGCTGCTTCATCTATTTCTAATAGCTTAGATGACTGTGGGTTGTTTACCATACGGTTAGAGGCTATTCTAGCAGCCCTAGCGGTCATATAATCTTTAAATATTTGTGGTAGATCTTCAAAATCTATCATCCATATAATATCAAAATATAATTTACTGCAATTTGTAAAGGTAAATGTATGTCCTTTTTTATCATATATTTTCATCACACCATTGTCACTACGTCTAACAACATCATAATCTTTCCCGTGTTGGAAAATATTAAGATCTATCTGTAAGACATTATTAGGAATGATACATTGATTGTTTGTATCAAGGTCAATAGGATACTCATTCTCTGTGTTGTATGACCATCCTTCAGTTTGTATCTCACGGCAGACTTGCCTTAGAGTCTTCTGTGCTATAGCCACTTCAGGGCTTTGTACCTGTAAAGTGTTAACTGGGGATTCTCCAACGCTCATCAGGATTGAGTTTACAGCATCTAGTTCGGTAGACACTCCATAAGATATTACTGCCATAAAAAAAAGGGGGACACGAAGTCCCCGTATAAATGAATAATTATGAGAAAGCTGATGGCTTTGTAGTTGTTCCTGCGAACAATTCTACACATGCAGCTGGGTTTACATAATCTGCTCCCATAGCGAGTCTTCCTAGGATGACATCACCTTGGTATACAACTGACACATCGCCAGAAGTTACCTGTACCTGTGGGCCGATTGTTTCGACTACACCTGCAGCTTCACGCTGGAAGATTAATCCACATGTATTTGCAAAGTTAGAGGCAGCACCGTAGTTCTGACGAGCTCCATAGTTGTTACCTGTAACTGTTGTTGCTGTTTCAATACCTTCAGATACGAATGAACCTGTATTTCCAGGATCCACTGTAGCAGGGTCAGTTCCAGCTGTTGGGCTAGATGCTGGAGCATACTTAGTACCATACTTAGAGAAGAATGGAGCGTTCATTGACTTGTAGATCTGAATACCTGCAATCTCAATTACACCATTTCCGCTTTGTAAGGATGTACCTTGTACGTCTCTGTTAATTAGTCCGTTAGTACCTGCACCTTTTATAAGTGAATAGTACTGTCTTGGGTTAAGTACAGCTACTCTTCCGTCATCAGATACGCCTTTTTCATCTAAAGCTGCTGCAGCATCATAAAATGCTGTTACAAGTTTATCATCATCAAGAGCATCGTCAGCGTCAGAACCTGCACCAACTTGAATTTGTGTACCACCTGGCTCTACGAAACCTGTTAGTGATACTGGGCTAGCTTGTCTAGCACCTTTTGCTATAGCTCTGAAGATAAGTCTATCATACTTTTGAGCAAGAGCATATCCAATCTTCTTGGAGATCTCTCCTCTCATTTCATAGTGTGCTAGTGTCTCATCTAACTCATATACAAATGCAGAACTGATGAGTAAGTCATCAACTGTAATAGTTTTTTCTGCTATTGGAGGAGTTTTGTCAGAGTTTCCTAATATACTGTTGCCAGGAGTGTGGTATTCCGCACTTGTGCGTCCAGTATAGATGAACTGCAAACTCTTACCGTTGGTAAGTGTA